GGCTCATTTGCCTCAGGATCCATTGCTGGCGGCGTAGCACGTAGGCAGACGGCGCGTTGACCTTAAACAGATGCGGATTCGGCAATACAGCAGCCAGCAATGCGGCCTGTGAAGCCGTCAGGCGGCACCAACAACCGGGTTTGGCGTTGCATCATCGCCTTTTGCCACCGTCAGCTTGCCGCCAGCCAGATACAGTTTCTGGCCTGCCGAAATTTCTTCTGCCGCTTTAGGCAGCAAAAAAACACCGGCCATATGCAGTGTTCCCCACTCGCCAGCAGGAATATCGCTGTGTGCCACCCCGGCAATTCCGCCGACCGCCACCAGCGCACCGGATGAAACGGCATCAACCCCCGCATTGTGATAATCCAGTGTGGTACCGTCCTGCTGATAGTTATTCGCCATGTTTTTTCTCCATAAAAGGAAAAGGCGACCAGCGCCGCCTTCAGGGATAAAAAAACCGCCAGGCGGCGGTCATTATTTTTTGGTGACTTTAACCAGCCCGCGCCAGTCGAGCGGAGCCACCCCCGCATCAATACGCACCTTGAATGCGGCGCCGTCCACAGTGAAGCCCTGCTGCTGTTCCAGATATGGCGTGTCGATACCGTCGAGATACGCCACTTCAATGGTGTCGCGCCCCTGCGCAGCGGTCAGGTAATAATCGGTCGGGCTGCTGTCATCCAGGCGGGCCTCAGAAGCCACGGTCACAAAGTTCTGGATCGGGTTAACGATCCCGCTGTTCGCGTCTGCACCCGGTACACTGGCGGATTTAATCAGCTGATTTGCCCGTGACTCAATTGCCACTGGCGTCAGCATGTAGGCCGGACGAATATTCAGACGGCGATCGCCGGATTTTTGCAGCAGCATTGCCTTACGCGCAGTATCCAGCCCTTCAATAGTCAGATCGGCTGTAACAAGGTTGCCGTGATCGGCGTGGAACAACGGCTTACCGTCCGACATTTTCGGGTTGCTGGTCAGTACCGCCCAGACCAGATCGCCGACAGTGGCTCGCGCAGCAAGCCCCATTGCCTGAGGGATACGCGTCAGCATATCCAGGTCGTCGTTGATAATAGTCTGGCGGTCAATGCTGAAAAGCTCACCATAGGTGGCCAGTGCAATAGGCTCACCACGATCTTTAATGGTGACATATTTATATTCCGCCCCGGCGCGAACCTTACGCAGCGATGCCAGTGATTCCAGGCCAACGCGGTGCGCGGTTTTGAAATCGGTCAGTGTGCCTTTACGGGTCCACTGTTCGAATGTTTCGCTGGCCTCATCCCAGCCAAGCAATGCCGCCTTATGCGCCACATCCATCAGGATATTGCCGAAATCGCTGCTGCTGTGGGTGAACGCCAGCCCAACCATCGCCTGTGCTGTACCGACACCAGAAATACCGATACCACGATCCACCAGCGAGGCGCGGGCCAGTTCGCGCAGGGTATACCCGTTGTAGGCGTTATCTTTTTCCGCCTGCGCATAGCCCGCACGGTTCATTACCGCCGCACGAATGGAATCACCAACAATGTTCCCGTTACCCGCATGGATGTGAACTGCACCCGGTCCAGCACTCGGGGTAGTCCCTGCCGCCAGCGCATTGAGCAATTTGGTGCGGGCCTGTTCCGCTGAGCAGGAAATATCCGTGATGCATTCCGCTTTCAGCGAGCCGAACGCAGGAAATGCATCAAACACAGCGGAAACTGCGCTTACTCGTTCAGTATTCGCTGCCTGCATCTGCTGCTGGAGCTGGGCGGCCAGCGCGGTAATGTCGATATTTCCTGCCATCGGTTGCTGGGTGGGTTGCGGTGCAGGTGGGTTATTTGCAGCCTGCGGAGCCGGGTTTTGTGTGGGTTGCGGCTGACTTGCAGGGGCTTCGGCGCGCGGCCCAAAAAGGTTGTTAATCTGTTCTGGCATATTCTGATAATCCTTCAGTTTATTTTGATTCACACAGGCCGCGGCCTGCAGTTCTGGTTCAAGCGTGTCAGCGAAACCTTTTTCCACCGCCTCCGCGCCATTAAGCCAGGTTTCAGCTTTCAGCATCGCTTCCAGTTCTTCCTGCCCCAGCCCGGTCTTGTTCATGTAGGCACTGAGCATCAGCGCTTCATTACGATCAAGCCAGGCAGCGTAATCACGCATATCATCGGAATCCCCGGCGATCCCGCCCCACGGTTTGTGCACCATCAGCCAGGCGTTTTCCGGCATATGCACCGTGGCGCCAGGCAGACAGACAATCATTGAAGCCATACTTGCAGCCACGCCATCTACCCAGATATCCAGCTTCGCTTTCAGACGGGACAAGGTGTTAAAGATGGCAAATCCCTGCATCACATCGCCGCCCGGGCTGTGGATATGCAGATCGACGGCACTGGCCTCAAACACTCCGGCCTCTTTACATTCGGAGACAAACTGCTGAGCGGTAATCCCCCAGCCGCCGATCACGTCATAGAGAAATATTTCCACGCGCCCTGCAGCCAGGGCGCGTATCTCATACCAGCACTGACCGTTTGCGGCATCGATACCAGCCACACTGGCACGGGGATTAATCATCGTCCCGCGACGGGGCGGGCTTATCATTTGCTGCATCAGGGAGCACTCCTTTATCGTTGGCGGCGTCTGAGTCAAACACCAGCCCGTTTTCTCGGTTGAATTGGGTTTCCCGGAGACGCTGACGTTTCACCTCCTGCGGATTCTTACCACGTGCGCGCGTCCATTCGGCTTCTGTGCCTGCCCCTCCACGGACAATTGCCTTCCAGGCAGCAGCCTCTTTTCCCGGATCAATCCATGGCATGACTGGCCCAAGATAGAGCGCGTTGTAAAGGGATTTTTTGTCGACATCTTTGGGGATGGTAACGCCGCTGAGCAACGTCATTGCCAGCCAGTTTCGGTATACAGGACGGCTTTGCTGCCCAACAAACCACTGCTGCAGAACGTTGTAACCTTCAAAACTCTCAACCAGCTCCTGCCGCTGTGAACTGTAGGTACCGTTGTAATCCCGCGCGATGCTGGAATAACTGCCACGTGTCCCCGCCGCCACAGCGCGCATCTGACCATTTCTGAACTCATACAGATGAACATTCGGGCGATTCGACTCCACCATGCCCAGATCCTCGCCTGGCTTTAGCTCGTCATAAATCATCCCCGGCGCAATATCGTAATGGCGCTGTCCACCCGGTGTTGAAAACTCGGTTTCTGTATCAAGAGACTGAGCATCCCCACGTTTGATATAGAAACCCAGCGCCGCCGCAATACGTGCCGCCACGCGCTCACTCTCTTCATAATCCTTAATATCGGAGAGTCGGGTGATCACGCCATGGATGAGGCTAATCCCCCTTAACTGGTGAAGCCGTTTACGCATAGCCAGGTGCAGCATGCTGTCAGCCGAAACAGTTTTTAAACCAGCATTGAGTCCGGCAAAACTGGCAGGATGGTTCTTATAAACTCTGTAACCCGTCGGTCGGCCCCAGGCATTGACAATAATCCCCTGGCGGATCTGCTGCCCGGAGGTACTATTCAGGTTAAACGGAACAAAATCCGCCTCCAGCAGTTCAAGAGAAAACGGTACCTGGGTTGAATGCTGCAACCCGGCTACATTTCCCCGTACCATCTGTGTAAACACCTCGCCATCACGCAGTGCTGAACGTAACAAAAGCCGCTCTGCTTCCGGACGGGTAAACATCCCGGTCACTTCCGGACGAACCGACCATTCCGCCCAGAGCGCGGATAACTGACCAGCAAACTCAGAGTGGAGATTACCTTCAAGATCCAGCGGCTGCGGTTCAACGTGGATCCCGTGAGCACCGATGACCCGATCCTCCATCTTGTCAAAAAGACCAATCACCAGATCATGGTTTTCATCCAGCCAGCGGGCCTGTTCTCGTAATGAAGTACCGGCTGCAAATACAGCGGTGTCCGCCGACCGGGATTCACGTTTCCCCTTATGCAGGCGAGTCGGATTTGCTGCCTCATAGGCTCTGAGTCTGAGTCGGTTTTGTGCGCGTGATGCCGCCCACCCGGGCGATATTGCGCCCAGTGCCTTTTCAAAAAATCCCATGATTTGCCTTACAGAAAGTTAGCGAGTTTGAACGAGCCGCTGCGGTTTGAGACAGCGCGCCAGCGCCTTTCCCAATATTCAAGCTCGTCACGCAGGGCTTTAGGGTCATGGTTGGTAATTGCCCGGCCATTAACCCCCGTGAATGACACGCTTTTACCGTCCAGAGAATCCCGGTAAGCCTGGCGCACAGTTACCAGCATCTGCTGAA